GATTACCATATATAATTGGTACTTTTATGTTTTCACCAGCGTCAATTACAGTAGGATTGATAATATTTTGTATATAACTAATCAACGCAGTATCAATATCTAATAAACTAACTGTAAAATTTTTCTTTGCATCTTCATCTCGTCTAGTATCCAATGCAATGTTTCTTACATTAGATACAATAGGATTGTTCTTTTCAACATTGTTATTTGTTGGTACTGGATTGTTCGTATTTCCTTGCCACATAATTAAAATTGACGGTTAACTAAATTAATTTTGCTCAACTTGCTATAATGCGTATTACAAATAATACTATGTGATTTATTTGCTTGACCACCCAAAAATTGTTCTTGTACAACATTATCAACTTCATGATAACGATCATTAAATAATATCATATCACCAACTTCCGGATAAAAACTTGCATCTTTTAATGACAATTCTCTAAATTTAAATACAACAGTTTGATCTCTGTCCGGTCCAAATCCTTCATCATCTGTACTAATATCACCACGATCAATTATACTACTCAATTCTACACCAGAATAAAAACTCTTTCCTTCAGCCGCAACTGCTTCACCATAAATGTTTGTATTGGTTTCATTTGGTGCAATCTTAAATAAAACAACCAATGTTTCAATAATGTCACGCATCAATTCTGCATTAATTTGATTAACCAAATTAATGTCTCGTTGACTATAATATCTTCCAAATAATGCCATGTTTTATATAAATATCAAATACATTTAAAATGTTTTGATAATATGACTAAAATAATAGTTGGGGTATCGTTTTCTCTAATTCTATAAAGTGTAATATTATGTTTTTTTGCAATTGAATTTTTTATTTGATCATTATAAAATGATTCTTTTTGAAAATCATACATACACTCTTCTAAAGATAATTTATGCCAAAATTCACCATCAAATTCTAATAAAATATTATATTCAACCAAATAAGCATCAAACAATTTACCATCCAATTCATATTGTTTCTCATATTTTATATTATTATCAGATAAAAAATTATATAATTTAGTTTCTAATGATGTTTCACCGTTTGGAGCGTATATTTTTTCAAAACCTTTTTTTGATGCGTCTAATAATCGTTTCCTCCATTTTACTTCATCTTTTTCTTTTTCCGATTTCCACATATTCCCGACACGGATTTTATTTTCAGGATGTTCTTTCCAATACTTTTCTTTTGCTAATGAAATTTTTTTATTTCTTTCTTCAGTATACATTTTTTCTTTGATGTTTGGATAATCTATAAATTTTCTTTTTGCCAAGATAGACATTTTTTTCCTAGTTTCATCTGATACTCCTTTACTATGATGTTTCTTAATATTTTCTTTTACATCATCTCTTTGCATTGCTTTTTTTGTTAAAATTGAAACATTATATTTTCTTTCATCTGTTAACAGTAATAAATCATAACATTTTCTACTACACATTTTTTTATAACCATATGTCGTATTTCTAAATCCTGTCTGTTTATTACAAAACCCACAAAATCCTTCAGATTCTTTTTTTATAAATTTATCATAATATTCTTTTGGGTTTAATTGATGTTTATTAAAAAGATGGGAGTTAAAAGTTCTTTTATTATTAAATGAAATGTTGCAAATAAGACATGGGTTTATCATGAAATATAAATATAAAACCAAATACTAAAACCCCAATATAAATTAGTAGTGGAACAGTCTTCATGATGACTGTCATCTTTTCAGTTTCATCTGCTTTAGCTTCCATTTGAGCTTTACGACTAGTAGCTTCAAGATTTTCTCTCAATTGTGTAATTAACGATTCTTTTTCAGATGCCGCTTCACTTCGCAATTCAGAACCATCCAATGTTACTTCTCCGCCAGGAATTGGAATTGTACTATACTTCTGTCTAATCATACCAAGATTTTCTTTGCACAATGCCAGGAAATATTTCTTTACCCATTGTTTGCCAACCGCATTTAATTTATAGTATGTAACATTTTGATATGGTACATTACTATAATCACTAACCACATCATAATTGCTTCCACTACTAAATGTATTTGCTGCACTAAATTTATCTTTTTCAACTACATATTCAATATAAAGTTTGTAATCATATGTTGGAATAGGAAATATCTTTAGTTTATTATTTACAATTTCAAAACTATAAGCACTTTTACGAACCAAATCATTAAATTCAATTGCTTGACCTCTCAATAAATCTTCAAATATTGGTGTCATCAAAAATTGTGTGGCAGGACTATATCCAGCAAATCCCATTTCACCAAGTACATTACTGTAACTCATACCAGTCATACTAAATGGATCATAAATACGAGCAAATGCTGGTGGTGGACCATGAAATACTCTTCTAATTTCAACTCTACTTCCACTTTCAATATTGGTGCCAATTAGTGTCTGCAAATCATATGTTTGTTGACTTGCGCTCAATTGAATAGGTACTTTTTTAATGTCAACATATCCACCTACACCAATTTCACTTCCATATCCTTTTGTTAATTGAATTATATATGGTAATCCTGTTCCTATTACATTTTTACCATTGATATTTGGATTATCATTTGTATTTAATCCTTGTAAACTTAATAAATTGTTTCGTATATTAAATTGATTTACTTGAGCGCCATATTCATTGACGGATTCTTCAAATGCAGCATAAAAATTTACATCAATTAATTCAATATCAATGATTGGATACCCCATTCTTTTTGCTGCCCATTCCGCACTCTTTTCACAGTCATATTCAAAATAACCAACGCTACCACTTAAATACGATTCGCTTAAGTAAAATCCAAATGGTATGCTGCCTGTATTTACAGCACTGCCACTCCCCGGCCATCTTACTCTGTCAGCGTCAAGATTAGCACTCATATTTTAGTCCATTCTTTAACATTCATTGTTTATAAATATTAAAATAATTAAGTTTAATTTGATTTATAATCCAAATCTACCTTTTGTTGCATTATAGTTTTGAAGCATTTCCGCTGCGGTTAATGCTCTATTGTAAATCATACACATAGACAATGAACTATCTAAATAGTCAGAAGTTCCTTCATAAGAATTTAAATATATAAAATCAGGATCTGTTATTAATGGAACATTACCTGTAGAAGAACCAAAAGTTGTACTTTTTAATGTATTATTTATATATATGTTGTATTTAGAACTTTCATAGTTAAAAACAATATTATACCAAACACCAGCAGATAAAGACCCGCCATCATTAACAGCCGTTCTTTTGTCACCTGGTTCTTGTACAATAGTAATATATTCATTTGAAACACGGTTTGTAACTGGTCCAAACCCAATATATTTACCTATACTGCTTTTAAAGTGAATTAAACTTTTACCGACCGATGTAGAATTAATTATTGTGGTTGGTTTAAACCACATACTAATGCAGTATATATTAAAAGCAGATACTGGATTCACAACCGCATAATCATTTGTGCCATCAAATACTATACTGCCTAAATTAGCAGCACTAAATGTAGGACCATTTGTTAAAGTAAGATTTTTACCAGTATTACTTAAATCTGACCAAGTGGTACCACTACGAGGATAACTTTTATTATTAGCCGCATCTAGTGCAAGCACCAAACCATTTGTAACTATTTTTGGTGAATGTGATAATCCCATATAGTATAATTATCTACCAAATCTAGATTTAGTTGCGTTATAATTTTGCAATACTTCAGCTGCGGTTAATACTCTATTATAAATTAGAAATTGTGATATGTTGCCATTTACATAACTAATACTATCTCTTATATCTGCACCAATAGTAAAATCATTTGTACTTATACTTGCATTAAGTGCAGCTGTACCAGTACCCGAAGAATATCCATCAATATAAAATGTACCATTTGTAGAATTTTTTGTAAATCCTAAATATTGATAAACATTTGTTGACAATGTTCCGGCAGATTGAATAAAATTAAAACCCATAGAAGAATCATAATCCCAATATACTAATCTTGAATTGGCTTGTTGCAATTGAGCTTCTGTTACTGCGTCTGATGCACTTCTTCCTAAACTAAATAAAATACCGTATGTACTCATAGAATTAAATTTTGCCCATAACAATACGGTATATGTCGATGAATTAAAATTACTAAGCGATGAACGATAAATATAATCATTTGTACCATCTAATGCTATACTGCCCATATTTGATGCATTAAATGTAGGTCCATTGGTTAATGTACCATTATTATCATTTCCGCTTAAATCGGTCCAAGTTGTACCTGAACCAGGATAACTTTTATTATTTGCAGCGTCTAAATGTAATACCAATCCATTTTCATTTATATCTGGTCCACATTTGCTTGACATATACTATAATTATAAACCGAATCTACTTTTAGTAGCATTATAGTTCTGCAATACTTCAGCGGCGGTTAATGATCTGTTGTATATAGATACTCTTGATATTCTACACTGTGCCCATTCAGTTGGGTGACCATAATGAATATTTAAAATTTGAGATGTGAAATTATTAGTGAACCCGGACTTTGAACCTTTTGATACACCATTTAAAAATGCATAGGCTGTTGAAGATTCTCTTTTAAAAACCACACAATTCCAAGTATTTAGAGATAAAGTCCATCCACTAGTAAATCCATACGTATCAAACGATGGAGAATAAAAATATATCACACCGTTGGAGACATCTGCTTTAAGCCCAAATGTTGATTGCGCCGGCAAAGAAATCATATGTAGGTAAGTAGAAAAACTTTGTGGGTATATCCATATTTCTAAAGTAAAATCCCCTGTGCCAAACGCAAAAGAATTAGAAGATGGTGATGTTACATAATCATCGGTACCATCAAATGATATACTTCCTTGATTACCAGCGCTAAATGTAGGACCATTGGTTAATGTGCCTGTATTGTTATTGCCGCTTAAATCGGTCCATGTAGTACCTGATCTAGGATAACTTTTATTATTAGCAGCATCAAGTGATAATACCAATCCATTTGTAATTATTTTCGGTGAATATTTTGTAGCCATAAACTATAATTTTGTTATTTTAACTTTTAAATAACCATTTCATTTATTACCAATTTCTACAACTCCAATATCCGGCAGTGGTTCTATCTTTCTTTTGATCACATTTGTGTCTTGCTCTAAAACTTTTCCGTCTAGATTTACTGCTTACTCGTATTCGCATGTTAGGATCACCAAATGTAACTTTCTTTATTTTTCCTGCTTTTGATCTAACATATACAGCAAATTTCTTCGGTCCTCCTGGAGTTCTAAATGGTCTACTAAGATGTACAGTTCTACCTCTGTGTTTTGCTTCATTTAGACATTCATTGTGTTCCAATTCAATTGGCGCATCTAAAAATACTTCTCGTCCATCATAAATAGATTTTATACCAAGATCACTTTCTACAATATCTAAATCATCATCATTTAATTCAATTGCGTCATCATTATACAAACCACGAACTTCATTAACCAATTTAAAATATGATTCACTGTAAATTCTAAAAACATTTTGTTCCAATGTTAATCTATTATCCAAATGATACTTCAATCTATCACTAATACCAACTTCTTTAACCAAATTCATTGGTTCACTCTTTTCAACAATAGCATCCACAATGTCACTCAAATATATCATACTATATAAATAGAATTTAAAAATAAAAAACCCCGGCATTTCTGCCGGGGTCATTGTTTAATCTATATCGGTTAAGCTTAGATCTGATCTAAATCAGCTACATATATCTTGCCGTAGAATTCGGGTCTAACGACTTTCTTAGCATAACGAGTCAATACTCCACGACGTGGGGTGAAATTGACTGGATCGTATACCAATGGAGTTTGTACGAGTGGGATGTATGGAGCATATACTGCGCCTGTTTCGAGGAAGTTATTTCCACGGAAGCCCATCAAGATGGTGTTTTCTTGCATGTATGGGTTCTTGTAGACTTGGAAGCGACTTGCGAAGCTACCAACACGACTTACACCCATTGCGAACTTAGCACTATCACCGTCAGTGTTAACAACATATCCTGGGATTGATTCCAAGATGGTTGCTACGTCTGGTCCTACGACCAAGAAGTTTGCACCACCACGAAGAGTCAATTGGTGAATCTTGTTAGATACCTTTTGGATCTTGTTACCAAGTGTTGAGAACCAAGTGCTCTTTACGTAAGCAGTACGATTGGTTGAATCGTTGTTTACAGTAAAGGTTGGTAAACCTGCACTATCATTTGCACCCTTAATGATGTCTCTGCCAATTACTGCGGACCATGCTTCAGTTGTCAATGATGGAGCAGCAGTAATCAACATGTCCATGATTTCAAGATCAATTTCCATTGATACATATTCACTCAAGAGAGCAGTCAATTCTGCTTCTGCATCAATGCTATGGTAAGCATTCAAGTCTTGTGCTAATTCTGGAGTCCAGACTGCCTTTAACTTACGTGTCTTAGCAACGATTGGTTCGCTCTTAAGTTCCAAGTTAACTTCTGGAATGTTGATATCAGTACCTTGGTTAATACCAGAAGTACCACCGGCAGATCCCTTGAATGGATTTGTGTCTTCGAAATCACCACGGGTACTATCAGTAGGTTGTACTGTGTAAGTCAATGTTCCTGTTCCTGCACCGACAGCAACACCGGAACCTGAATATACGAATTGAATTCTATAATATGGAGATGTGAGAGATCCAGTATTATATACCTTAGTCAATTCATTAATAAATCCTGTTTGGGCCAATGAACCACTTGCAAATGTGAAACTTCTTACTGCATTCAAGTCGATTCTTGCACCATTATCACCAACATTTACGAGTACTTTAGTACCAGTAAATGAAACTGTACTGGAACTATAAGTAGAATCCATATCTAGATCACTTAAAGTTACAGATCCAGTTGTAAATGCTAATACTGAAGAAGTGAAGTTTTCGGTATAAGCATAACGACCTACACCGTATAGACCGTTTGCAGCAGTATCGGTAGAACCAAGTTTTAGTCCTGTACCACCGAATAATGATTGACCGTTATAACCGTTTTGGCCTGGAAGACCACCACGGGTAGTACCATACTTGAAGTCTAGATAGAAGATTAGACCAGATGGTAGATTCATTGGTTGTACTGAAACGAATTCCTTAGCGGAGATTTCAGCGAATACACGACGAACAAGTGGGAGAGCTACGCCTGCCCATTGTTCACTGTTAGCAGAAGTACCAGTGGCGGTAGCTTCGTTTAACAATTGTTGTGCTTGGTTTTCAAGCAAGATGGACATGTGTGCTTTATCAACACCGTTTAGTCCTTCAAGAAGACCAGTCTTGTCCCATTTGTTTTGTAATCCACGGGTTTCAGTCATTAACTTAGCCTGTGGATTCATATTGTTTGTCAATAATGATTTAATATCACTCATATTTTGAATTTATTTTATAGTTAGTTTTTACTCACCTTACTTTTACTTCTTAATTCCGGCGAGTTTTTGGAATCTTAAAGCCATCACGTTGCTGTTTTCTACAATCAATTCCTTTTTAGGAGCTGTTGATGCAACTGGTTTACTTGCCAAACCTTCGGTGATTGTTTTCGCAGTTGTATTAGTTTTCTTGACAACTGATCCACCTAAACTATATGATTCGGACAAAATTGTATAACTCAACTTGACTTCACGGATGGACTTAGCCAAGTCGAACGTTTCCACAACCTTAAGTTTTTGCTTTTGGTCGAGGTTAAAGGTATTAAATAGTTTATTTGTATATAGCAATTTAGCATTCAACAAATTAACTTCGTTTAGTTGATCACGTAGATATTGAACAGTAGACATAGCTTCGTTCAATTCAGATTGAAGAGATTCAACAACCTCTGCATCTTCAATCTTTTCGTCAACTGGTTCTTCGTCTTCTTCTTCACCTTCAGTGATTTCTTCACCGGCGGATTCATCATCATTCAAGGAATCAAGAAGTTCTTGTAAATCAACCATTTCATCTCCGTCATCTCCTTCAGCAACTGGAGCTTGAGCCATTGGATCAACTGGAGCAGGTGCTACGGCCATTGGATCAACTGGAGCAGGTGCTACTGGAGCAGGTGCTACTGGAGCAGGTGCTTGAGCCATTGGGTCAACTGGAGCAGGTGCTGGTGCTACAGGAACATTTGGATCAACTTGACCGGCTTCATCCAATTCACCTTCTAATTCTGCGAGAATTTCATTTAATTCATCATCCGATATTTGCATTCTTTCATCCATTGCATCATCTGATGTGGACATATCCATTGGCATTGTTTCAGATGATTCATCTGAACCATATTCACCGTCAGAAATTTCGTTTTTTAATTTTTCAGCTAACATAGCTTCTAACTTTGGTTGGAATGCTTCTTCCAACGCTGCTTTTGCGTTTGCGAGTGCTGTAGCACGTACAGCTTTAGCGTCAGCAATAGCTTCTTTTAATAGATTTGACATATTTGTTTTTCCTTATTTAGGTGAAGTTATTTAGAATACATGAACTTCAATGAAGATTATTAAATTATATGTTGCGACAAAGGAAATGTCGTATT